CAAAAGGATATTCTCAAGATAAAACAAAAGATTTTAGTACAAAGCCTGGAGCAAAAGAATGCTAGTTTATACAATTGGTGACAGTTTTACGTATGGTGATGAATTAAACAATCCAAAAAAGGATGCTTGGCCTGTATTACTTTCAAATAAACTTGGAATGTCGTTAATTAATGAAGGTAGGTGTGGTGTTAGTAATGAATTTATTGTAAAGAAAACTATTCAAGCAATACCAAAATATAAACCTAATTTAGTTATAGTTGCTTGGACAAGTTTTGGCCGTGCTGAATTTTCGGATCAATATGGTGTATATGATATATGGCCTGGATGTAGTAGTCGTGTGTTCGATGAAGATCACAAATTACAGTATCGCAAAGAACTAATAAAATATATTACAGTTAATAACAATAACGAACATGACTATCGTCGCTGGTTAAGACAGGTTGTACTAACACAGAATTTCTTGCAAAATCATCAAATAGATTATATAATGTGTAATGTGTTTGATAATCAACATCGATTTGGTAAGTTTTACAAAGACAATCAAGGATATTATGAACTCATTGACCACACTAAGTTTGTAGGTTGGCCTAATGATGGATTTGTTGAATGGGTATATAATACTCCGCATGGTCCTGGCGGGCATCCACTAGAACAAGGTCATAAACAGATAGCGGAAAAGATATATGAAGCCTGCAATATTGCACGTTAAAGATGAAGTAAATGTAAAGATAGAAGGACTAGACTTGGATACTAGACGCAAGCTCAGTAATATGTTCAAGTATGAGATTCCTTATGCAAGATATTTGCCAGCAGTAAAACTAGGACGATGGGATGGTAAAAAGGCATTCTTTCAGTTAGGTGGTAGTACTTATATTAATTTACTTCCTCATATATTGCCAGTGCTTGAGCAACAGGGTTATGATGTCACATTAAATGACTTACGTGAATATGAAACAGACTTTCAGTTGGAGCCAGTGCATGAAGATAGTTTTTCAGATATATTATGGCCTGAAGGACATCCAGTTGCAGGACAACCAATAAAACTAAGAGACTACCAAGTGGAAACTATAAATGGTTTCCTAAGTAATCAACAGAGCTTACAGGAAATTGCAACTGGTGCAGGTAAAACATTAATGACAGCAGCACTGAGTAAAAGTATAGAACCTTATGGTAGAAGTGTAGTTATTGTTCCTAATAAAAGTTTAGTTACACAGACAGAAGAAGACTATGTAAACATGGGATTGGATGTTGGTGTTTATTATGGTGAACGTAAAGAGTTTGGTAAAACACACACTATCTGTACTTGGCAAAGTTTGAATATATTATTAAAGAATACCAAGAATAGTGTAGCACCAATTACCATAGGTGAGTTTTTAGAAGATGTAGTGTGCATTATGGTTGATGAAGTACACATGGCAAAAGCTGATGCTCTTACAACATTGTTGACAGGAGTCATGTCACATATTCCTATCCGTTGGGGACTAACAGGAACAGTTCCAAAAGAGAAGTTTGAAAGTGTAGGAATAGTTTGTAGTATCGGTCCTGTGATAAATCAAATTAGTGCTAAAGAATTACAGGACAAAGGTGTACTTGCTGAATGTCATGTAAACGTAGTACAAATGATTGATACAGTGGTTCACACAAACTATCAAAGCGAACTTAAATACTTATTAGAAAATAAAGACAGATTAGACTATATAAGTAGTTTATGCAATAGCATAAAAAACACAGGCAATACACTAATACTTGTTGATAGAATAGCGGCAGGTAATGAACTGGTAAGTCGTATACCGGATAGTGTGTTTGTATCAGGGAGTACAAAAGGTGCAGATAGAAAAACAGAATATGACGAGGTATCAACTGCTACAGGAAAGGTTATCATTGCAACCTACGGGGTGGCGGCGGTGGGGATTAACATTCCTCGTATTTTTAATCTTGTGCTTATTGAGCCTGGTAAGTCTTTTGTTAGGGTTATCCAAAGTATTGGACGTGGAATCCGAAAAGCAAAAGACAAAGACTTCGTACAAATCTGGGACATAACCAGTACTTGCAAATTTGCAAAAAGACATTTAACAAAACGTAAAGCATTCTATAAGGAAGCAAACTATCCATTTACGGTTGAAAAAGCCGATTGGAATATATAAAGGAATAAAGTATGGCAAAACAATATCAAATCGCAGTCCATGAACCTAAATTTTCAAAGACAAGTATAGGTAAGAAACCCTCATTATGTAAAATGAACAAACATAAAAGAAGATCACATAAGATGTATAGAGGACAGGGTAAAAGATAATGGCAAAAGACCAAGCAGGAATTCCTGATCCTGGGAGTATGATGTGGGAAAACGGCATCTATTATATGGCAGATGGATTTACATTTGAATCTACCAAGCCAATAGTACAATGGATTATAGAAAAAAATCTATTACCTTCAAAACTAAGACCCAAAGAACTTACACTTATTATTAATAGTCCAGGAGGCAGTGTTCATGCAGCATTCGCTCTCATAGATACAATTAAAGGTAGTGCTATTCCAATAAAAACTGTTGGGCTAGGATTAATTGCAAGTTGTGGTGTTCTTACATTTATGAGTGGTACAAAGGGCAGACGTATTATTACTCCTAACACAAGTATACTATCTCATCAGTATAGTTGGGGAAGCAGTGGTAAAGAACATGAACTGTTTGCGAGAGTACGTGAGTTTGAATTAAGTACGGAACGAATGATAGCACATTATAAAAAATGCACAGGTATGACAGAAAAAAAGATTAGAGAACTATTATTACCTGCAGAAGATGTGTGGCTTAGTGCAAAAGAAGCAGTAAAGTATGGTATTGCTGATAGTATAAAAGAGGTATATTAATATGAGAATACTAACATTAGAAAATACAGCGTATGAGATGAATGATATACCTGATGAAGTAGATGATTTAAGGTTTGCAATTCTAGATAATAGTAATCCTGCTGATCCAGATTATTTTTTTATTCCACTTATATTTTTAGAAAGTTTCAATAGTCCTGCAGTGGTATTAGAGATAGGAAAACATAAAATTCGTATGCCTGTTGATTGGAAAATATTAATTGGCGATAGACATATTGGCGATTTAGAAATGTTAAACTTTAGTAGTTTAAATGACAGGGGGTTCGAAGCATTTCTTTTTAATCCTATAGGAGACTTTAGACATGATTATATGCCTGTAAATATAGTGGATATTTATAGTGATGTAAAATGGTTTTTTCCTAAACTTAAACAAGGACAAATACTTGCAATACCCATTGAGACCGGTGTGGAAAACCCCAAGTGCGTCTACTGTGCGAAAGAGATTAATAAACAAAACGAAATTGTTAGCATTGATAGAGCCTGGTAGAATTACAAGAATAGATTATAGAAAATTTACTTGGAGTGCATATGTAAACTATCAGACTACTCGTAAACAACTTGCTGGTATAGAAAATGTCTATAGTAGAGTAGTAAGGTATTTAGAAAACAGGACAGGACACCAAGTGACAATTGAAGACAGAACATTTGTATTAGAATTTGAGAAACTTGACGATGCACGTATGTTTATGTTAGCATTTAGTGATATTATAATTGATGAAGGTATTCGTTTTGATTAAATGTTATATAGACTATAAATTTGGAAGTGGTGGCCACTTTTTAAGACATTTTTTAGACCCCCAGATTCAAAAAACACAAGCAAATTTTTGGGTAGATAAAGAATATCATCCTAAAGAGGGAGGAGGTGATAACAATCTTGATGCTTATCCATATAGTAGTGACAGTGTTATATCGTTTGGTAATAAGTATCCAAAAATTTTTACTATAGGGTTAGGCCCAACTAACATCGTAGAATTTATAAAGGTTATGGTTTTAATTAATCTTAAAAATAGACACACACCTATTGATAATTTCGACAGTATTATCACAGATATACAATTAAATAACTTAAATTTATTTGATACATCTAGTGTATCTTTTATGATCAATTATGAGAATTTATTTGTCTTAGATGTATTAAAAAAGTTATATACAGACTTACATAATACTCCTGTTCCTGAACACAAAATATCTTTCTTTAAAAGCTATAAACAAAAACACGATAAAGTTTTTAATAGTTGGCAATATAAAGTGATTGAAAAAATATGTCTATTTGAGTATAATAATAATGTAATAGAGAGTTTATCTGGTAAGATACGTGGTTGGGGTATTGATCAAATAAATCAATATAATTGGCAAGAATTTTTAGAAGAAAAGTTATGTCTGACAAATTACCATTAAATACAGTACTGGCCGCTATAGATAAGAAAGATTATAAATTTTATGATCGCCTTACACCAGAACATCAAAAACAATTATCACCATTCTTACTCAATCGTTATGTAAGTCTTGTAAAAGGTACAAATGAATTACAAGCATATTATCTTATGGCTGGCAATCAACGTGTAAATTGTACATATTTTGAACTTGCAAAACATCCTAAACTTGTGTGGCAACTATTATGTACAGTAAGTCCGGGCATGGGTACACAGTTTCATCAGTGGGTAGGACATAAAAAGAAAGACAAGAACAATTCGAGCAAGCGTCGTAAAGATGTAGAACGACTACATCCTCATGCAAAAAGTGATGAACTAGATATGTTTTGTGAGATGTACACAGACAAAGATCTAAAAGAAGTAGCAAAATTATATGGTGATTAATGTATTTCAAATGTATAGAACATTACAAAGAGCATAAAAGCATACGTATTAGTATGAATAAAAATATTAATAGTGGCATTATTGCTAAACATTATTTTTATTTTGATAAAGACATAAAGTTTATTAATGTTCCTAAATGTGCAAGTACTGCTATTAAACAATATAAACCTACTCTCACAAATAAGTTTGTTGTTATTAGAGAACCCTATAGTAGATTGCATAGCTGTTTTAAACATGTTTTAGAATTTGAAAACATTTCAATGGAAGATGCTATATCTTATCTTACAAATGTAAAGTTAATAGAAGACCTAAAAGTTGCCAATGCAATGATGCATTTTATTCCTGCAAGTTTTTTTATTGAATGCAGTAAAATATTTTGTAATGACCCTTTTGATGTTTTTAAATTAGAAAGTTTGCAATTCAAACAAGCAAATATAAACACAGTAACGAAACATGATAATATTATATCCGATTGGATAAGTTATAATAAAGAATTTATACAAAACTTTTATAAAGAAGATATAGAGTTGTATAATGCAAATGAATGAATTTATAGAAATAATACAAGATGGTATTATAGATTTAAAAAAAGGATGACTATATGACAAGCAAATATCTAAATTATAATAAGTGGGATAAACTAGAAGCAGTAATGCTAGGTGATTGCTATAGTGCTGATTTCTTCAGGAGTATGCCTAATAGTAGTGTAAAAGCAAATCTACAAAGGATAGCAGATGAAACACAAGAAGATTTACAAAACTTTGAAACTGTCCTCAAACAATTTGGTTGCGAAGTAATTAGACCAATAATAAATCCTAGAGATAAAATTACAGATTTTTTAGAACAAGATGGTAGCATACGAGGTAGTATGGGTGTACCAAGAGCACCTCTAACACCTAGAGATGGCCAACTCGTGGCCAGTGATAAACTTATTGCTTGTAACGGAGATCATTTTAGTATTATTACAGCATTAAGAAAATATGATAATGAAAATATTGTAAATTTAAATAAATTATATTTTAACGCTGATGACGATTATCAAAATATCTTTCCTATTGATGCCCCAGCTATGACTGTTGTAGGCAAAGACCTTTATATAGATATATTTGATTTAGACAAGGATAAATGGCAGTTTGCAAGTGAATGTATAGATCGTGCAA